TTCTTCAGTAACTTGACCTCTTAACCAGTCTATATATTCTTCTTCGTACTCTTCTTCAACAAACTCTCTTACCCAATTTATATACTCCCAACCATCTTCTTCACGGTTTTCGTATTCTTTAGGATCTTCCTCTTCAAAATTGTCTTTGTATCTTTCTACTGCTTCTGAACTTGGACCACCACCACTATCAATAAAATCGTTTAGGTATTCTTCATCTTCTCTGACCTCATTTACTTTGTCAGTTATTAGATCATCAAGGTATTCGTCTTGTCCTTTTTGATATAACCAATCTCGATAATCTTCATATGCAGAATCTGGTAAATCACCAAATTGATATTCAATATCACCGATTGACATATCATCAACTTGTGAATTACCATCGCCATCTACACTAAAGAAAAAAGTTTCTGCTTCAAATCCACATTTTACAGGTGCATCAAAGGCCTGAGTTGCTATAGATCTGTGATTAAAGTTTATTTCAAATAAGTTTGGATTTGCTTCTTTTAGACGTTTTCTAGATAATTTTTTAATCTTGCCTTTAAGATCTTTTATCTTTAATTTTTTACCTTTTCTTTTGGCAATGTTAGAAAGTTTTCCGGCAAATAAGTCTTGTCCTGAAGAAAACCCTTTCTTTATTTTGTCCATATATGATGATGCATCAAGTTCTGGTTCTGGAACATCTATTAATTGATTTCCTTTTACCTGTTGTACTGCATCTACATCTTGATCTTTTGGTATCTCTTCTAGAGAACCATCTGCGTTTTTAGTAATAAGTGCTTCTGGTCTATTACCATCACCTACTATGGAAATTGCCTTTGCGGCTGTTCCAGTTTTTTTATTAACTACTACTGACCCAACACTTACGTCTTTTGCTTTCATTTGAGTTATAGTATGTTTGGAATCTGGTGCGTTGCCGCCTTGTGAAGTCGTTTTTTCTTTAGATGCGTCTGAGCCTGCTACCGATTTATTTGCTTTAGCATTACCGCCATGTCCGCCACCGCCTACAGTACTTCCTCCACCAGAGGCTCCGTATTCTTTTAATAAATGTTCTAAAGTTTTTACTTCACTAAACTTCATTACCTTCTCTTATTAAGTGCCGCCACTCTCTTACTTTGGATATTATGTCTTTTTGTTCTTCTGGATTTTCTAGCCATTCTAGAACCTAATCTTGCTTTCGTTTTTTTCATTGTTAGGCGTTTTTTAAAATCTATGGGTGCATTACACTGACTTGCTGTACTCACAACTCTGCCTTTGCGTCTACCACTTGTACATCTGATAGCACGTTTAATTGAATTACCCATTTTACGCCAAACCATTCTGGCTTCTATAATAGGCCCATCTGTAAATTCTGCTAGTCTCATAGTATTTTCATTAACAAACCAACTACAGTTGTAATTAATGTTGTAAATGTTAATCCAACAATAGCAATAATCCAACTTTCTAATTTGTTTAATCTTTCTTTTGTAATTTCTTTAAATTCTCTTAGCTCTGACGATATTGATTCTATACGAAGCATGTCTGCTATAATATGTGCTTCAATATTACCGCTTTCAACATAAGGTTTAGGCGTTAGTGCTGGTTCGTTTTTCTTAGGCATGTTTTACTCTATAATAAGTCTTGTTTACTAAATTCCATATTTACTGAACTTTTTGTGTTTATTGTTCCACCATTCAGTACTATTCCATCTAATTCATCTTTTAACGTATCTATTGTGTGTACCCCTTCTCTCTCAAAAGCAAATTTAAAAATCCAACCTGCTCCTGTAATACTTGGTGCGCCATAGTTTTCAATTAATTGGGCACCTGTACCATCTAATGCTACTGGATTATTCATTACAACTGGTTGTGCTCTTAGCCCTATAACCTGTACTACACTTTCAAAATCTTTTTGCGTTGCATCACTATAATCACCTGTCCTTGTGATATCTAATGATGTGAACAAAGTATAATATTCTATATTACTTGATAGTACTTCACTACTACCCATTGCTCCGCTTCTTTGTCCTGTAACCATATCATCTCCAATATTGTGTATCTGTGTCGACTATTTATCGTCTTTGCAAAATTATTATCCAGAAATTGTACTCATAAAAAAAGGCAGTATAAACTGCCTTCTTTTGTAAAACTAAGTCTTAACCAAATGTTACTACTAATGTTGCACCTGTGAATGAAGGTGTTGCGCCTGCGCCTTGTACTGCAATGTGACATCCGTCATTTGCTACGTCATCTTCAACTGCTACAACTGTAAAGCCTTCTGCTTGTGCTTCTGTACAAACTGCTTTCACTGAGTTTACAGATACGTCTGTTACTGTCATAATGTGAGTAGTTCCTACTAGTCCGTTTGCCGCTCTTACGTCAGCATTTGGGTTTGTTTGTGCCATGTTATTCTCCTAATAAATTATGGAGTTTTTTAACTCCGTTACACTTATTTATCATTTTTAATCAAAAAAAATCCCCACATAAGTGAGGACTTTTTATTAAGTTTGTTTAACTTAGAATGAGACGTCTGCAATAACGTGTCCTGCAATGTCGCCATTTGCTAAGTTGTCTGCACCTTCTACAATCATATTAACTGCCGCACCACTTACTGCGCCAAGTTTTAATACTGAAAGGTTTAAGTTTTGAACTGTGCTAACTAATGCTGTTAATTGAGTTGCTGAAATATTTCCTGCTTGTTGAGTGAAACTCTTAAGAAATACGTCCTTACCAATAAACTCACCAGCCGCCGCCGCTCTTCTATCTGCTTGTGCCATTTTAATTCTCCTAAATGTTGTTAGCGAATATATCGCCGTTACATTTATTTATCATATTTTAGGGTTTTTGTTTTTATACGTTACGATCTTTAGGCGCAAAACTTACGCCTTTACTGATAGCCTTTCCAACTGTGTCCAAACCTAGTTTGTAACCTGTTTTTACATCAGCAACTTTATCATCACCTGCAACTTTTAATGCATCTAAATAATCCCTGGTGCTTTTTCTTAAATGGCCATGAGTATCATCATTCCATCCTCTGCCTCTAGGAATACCTGAACTTCCGTCAGGATCTATGAATGTCTTAGTGTTTATTTTCATAGAATCTGGCATAGCCGATCTAAATTTAAATAACCTATCTCTATATTCTTGGGAATTTCTATCTGCTGAACCTAGTGCTTTGGCGTCACTGCCTGATATACCATATTGTGGATTACCCTCAGCCGCCGCCTGATATGCCGCATCAACACTAGTTTTGCCTAGTAACTGAAACTTTGCTTTAAAATCATTTGCAAACTTAGGACTAAACTTTTTCAGTGTAGCATACTCTAAGTCAGCTCTAACTTCCTCAGAACTCCTAGCCATTGCGGCTTTAGGACCTGATCCTACTGCTGGTGCTTCCTTTAAAATATCATTTATTTTCATTTTTGTTTATTTCTTCCACTAGCCCAATAACCTGCTATTGCACCTAGTCCTGTTCCTGCTTTCTTATATTTATCTACATTCTTATTAAATTTTTGTGCAATTTTTTTGCCTGCATATCTACCTGCAACTGCTCCTGCTACTGTTCCGCCAAATCTTTTAACTGGGTTTGTTTTAGGGCTATCATCTCTTACTCTGTAACTTTTATATTTTAGCATACTGCTTATAGGTGTCATGAGTTCACTACCCCTACCTAAACGTCTAAGCTCTTGTGCTATCCTGGTAATTATACTTTGTCTTTGTATATACTTTAAATTTTCCCAATCCATTATTAATCTACGCCATTGTTTATACATGGATTTCTTAATTTTTAATTGGCTTTCCAATCTAAACATATAAGGACTTGCTACAGTATCTGTAATTCTGTCATTAGCAACTTTAAACATAAATTGCCAATGTGTTGTTTTGTCAAAATTTAAACTATTTAAATGCCTTTTACTGGTTACTATATTTCTTAGTTTAACATTCTTGCTATCAGGATTAGAAACCAAATATGCTAACAAGTATAAATCTGTTGCATGGCTTCTAAATAATGTATACTTTCCATACTGAGTACTTTGCTTTGCATAAGACTTAGCATAGTCATGTTGCTTGTCGTCTTTGTACATGAGGTATGTAATTAGAGTATTTAAATATAGTAATTCTGCCACAGACTCACCAGTAAGTTGATTAAAACCTGATGTAGTTCTATACAACCTTGCTTCTGATATTTCTTTATCTATTAATTTAAAGTCCATTTTATTTCCCTGGCATTCCTGTACCAAAGTTCAGTCTGCTAAACTCCATTCTATCAACTAATTTTAATGCATTATTATTTCTATCAACAGCAACAAATCCTTCCTCGCCAGTTACTTCATAACCTTTTTCTGTTTCTTTAAATGTAGGTATTTGCCTGATTGTTTCTAATTTTTTTACAATCTGTATTTTTGCTTCTATAAGTTTTAAATATAAATCATATACTAATACAATCTGTTTAACATTTTCTTTAATAAACTTAACACCTTTTACCATTAATTCAGTTTTAGCATCTATAGTTTTTTGTGTCTTAACTTTGTCTATTTCTTTTGTCATAAAGTCAATGTACTTTTGTACAAAGCCTTGTGCAAATTTTACAGGCTCGTCAAATGCTCCTGCTCTAATATTGTTATTAACATGAGCTTTTAACTGCTGTAAGAAATTCTTTCCTATCAATTCATTACCTTGCTCTAACCATTTAAATGTTCCGGAATCTATATTTTTTAAGTAAATATCTGCTTCTGTTATTGCTGTCATTACATTATTACTTTCTTCTTGTGTTAATGTAACTGTACCACTAAAATCTTTTATAATTGCATCTCTGTGCCAAACACTACTAGTATTGCCTAATTGACTGCTATCAAATCCAAACCTTGCAGTAGTATCTGCTAATGTAGGGCCTCCAACATATTCTGTATGCCATACTATACCCATTTCTGATTTATTAATTTGTTTTGCTAACTCACTATCTGTAGGAGTTGTATAAACTATTGTGTTTGGTTTAAATAAAAGTACATCTTGACCATCTATAGTTGTTGTTTTTAAATCTTCTTTACTATAAAGCATGTCGCCTTGTGCAACTGTATTCCAAGTTAATTTTCTTAAATGCCTTAATGCTGTTTTTAATTTAATCTGTAACCCTTCATTAGGATGATTTTCTTCAATGTCTTTATCTGTAAAATTTATTTTAGGTTTTCTTTGAGCAAACACACCCTTAGTACCTACAAAAAATTTACCAGTTTCTGGATCCTTACCAGCAATAATGGCAGGTGCTCCGTCCCATTTTGTTGTCATACTAATTGGGGACTTAGTACTGCCCTCTAGCATTTCGTGTAAACTATACAAATAGTCAACTGCTTCTTTGGCACCTGCATATCCTTTATTAAAGATATTATCTTCCAGATGCTCTAAGTGAGTATTCTTACCCTCTGCTTCTAAAATTATTTCTTTTAGAAAACTTTGTGATAATTCTGAGTATTTCATTTTTAACTAGAATCGTTTTCCTGTTTCATTTTGCCAGATTTTAAATGCTTTATTTAAATGTATTTTATTATTGTTTGCTATCTGTAGGATTTCATTCCCTTCATCTTTTGTTATGCTTCCTTTATTAACTAAGATTTGTAGATTATCATAATCGTCTGCTGGATTATTTTTATTTTGTTTTTCAGGATCTTTATCCACAAACTGAAAGTCTGCTTGTCCGTATGCAAATGTATTTGGCATTGTCTTTTTGCCTGTTGCTACAAGTTTGCCATTATTATTTTTATACCTCATATGGTCTTTACCAACAGTTTTACCAAAATTAGGGTTTGCTATCCGTTGAGTTGGGCTTAGTGGAATTTGTTCTCTGTCGTCTACATCACCATTTTGCCATTTTTTAGTTTTTTGATAATCGTATGCATCAACCTGGCCAGGTACTGCATCATTTTGGGCTTTACGGTCTCTGTACCCTTTAACTAATCCTTTACCAAAACCTGCACCCATGCTAACAAGGTTATCCATCCCTCTTCCTAATGCACCAAGACCTATATCTGCTGTTTTATAAGCCAAACCACCTTTATGTGGTTTCCTAGAGTTCATACCGATACCAGTCATTCCTAATGCTTTTCCTATTTTAGCACCCATGCCAGTTTTTCCTAATGCAGGCTTGTTTAAAGGATGTTTTAAAAGATCTACAAAAAGTTGGCTATTAGGTGATACTAATTTACCTGTTGCTTTTTGTGTAAAGGTAGTGGTATCTTTATCCCAAATGTAGTCAACATTATCATGTTTTACACCTTTAACTTTTGCGGGGTCGTACTGTAACTTTTTAAACTCTTTTAAGTTTTGCTTACTTACTATTTCTTCAATTAGCATCTTTGTTCTCTCTCTGGGATTCCTTGATTATTTTACCAATTCCTCTGGAGAACTTTTTTCCATCTCTGCTTTTAATACT